CTACCTAAACTTTAAGTGTAGGCATATTTACATATATAGTATCTTATTGGATAGATTAGCACAATATATAGGGATATATAAAATAAATGAAATAATCCTTGCATAGTATTCCAATTTGGGGTTATAATAGTTGTATAATAAATTGATGCCGAAAGGCAAGGTAAAATAAAATGAAAACAACACACACACACAAAGGTCACTGTCAGGTTTGTGGAGATGTACACGCTGTTGACAACACTCACAATGGATTAGCTAAACACGGATATGATGTTACATGGGGATTTTTTAATGGTACATGTAATGGTGCTGATAATTTGCCAATCCAATTAGATAGAACTTTAGCCGATACAACAATTACAAATCTAGACGAAGAAGCTAATAAACTTGAATCAGCTATAATTTCAATCAATGATTGGTTTCCTTTAAATGTTTATGGATATAATTTAGATGGTAAAAATGTTCCATTACCTAACATTACACAAAGATTTCATACACAAGATGAATTAAAAAAATTAGAAAATTCAAAATATAATTGGAATAAATCAAGATACAAATTATTTATTGAAGAAGGATATACAACATCTTGTTATACATATAATGAGTTTGAATTAGCTCTAGAAGATATTGATTATGAAAATCCTGAAAGATATCTAGAAGATTGGAGAGAAACAAGACTTAGAGTTCTTAAAAGTCAAAAGAAACAAGCAGAACAACATAAATATTTTTTACAAGAACTAATTGAAAAATTTCATGGTAAGCCTTTGATTGAATCTAATTTAGTAAGCAAACTTGTTACTGAGTTAACAGATATTGCTTCTGCTAATATTGTCAATGAAGTTCCAACTGAAGAAATCAAAACTGATAGATATGGTAGACAGTATAAAGAAACTAAGTTTTTTGTTTGGGAATCTGAAGCTGAAAAAGAAGTTAAAGGAAGAATATTAAAAGTTATTTGTAAAAGAAACAGAACTTATAAAATGTATACAGCATACACATATGTAGATGGTAAGAAGGTTGGTAAAAAAGCTCTTGAAGAGCTTCTTGGTTAAGTTAAATACTTATTATAATTAAGGCTCTTAATTGAGCCTTTTTTATTCCATATCCCTTTCATCAGCATAGATGATCACACATCTACAGTTGATGACATTAGCAACACCACCTTTAGAATCTCCTGCATATCCCATGGGCATACCACCAACAGTAAAATCCTCATTCATATCCACGATCTGACCATTAGCTGATGCATGAGCAGGTCTTGTTCTACCATCACTAGTTGACACCCATTTCTTTAACATCTTTAAACCCAAGTCTTGTTCAACAGTCTTATGATAAGAGTGATTTGCAAATGATGCTGCATTATGGGTTTCTGTTCTAGCGATTAGTGCTGCACGACTTCTACTAATTGGTAGATATGTGTCTGATACTAACTTAGCTATCTGTGGCAGTGTTAGGTTATCTGCTCTACCTTTTTCTATTAATCTACTAATCCTGTTAGCCATTCTTGTTGTTATACCTGCAAGTATAAGTTGCCTTGAATTAAAGTATTCATTGACCACAGTTTCAAAATCTGTGCTTCTTCCAAATACAAATGCTTCATCTGCCTTTTGTGAATTGTAATAATTTTCTTCATTAGACTTATACATCACTTGGAATGTTCTTCTATATTGATTCAACATCAAAGGCATAAAGTCTTCATTCAATGACTGGATAGCTATGTCGTTTTCATAGATGCCAAATTCTTTATACAGATACATCTGAACATTTAGGAACTTTCTAAACAGGGTATTAAGATTCTTATAAAATCTTTTTTCTAAATTGTTTCTAAGAACGAGCTGTTTACGAGATTCAGCTCTTGTGTTAATCCTACCTCTTCTAAGGCTATTAAACCTTTTCTGATTCAACTTCATGTTTTACTGGATAATGGATGTCCTTTAGGAAATAAATCGGTGTCATGTCTGCCACCTCTAAACTTACCTGATGATAAAGCTCTTAAAAAACTGTTGACCCTTGCATATGCCCACTGGTCAGGACTACTAACACTTGGTCTGACACTAGAAGGATTAGTTCTATAAGCACCAACACCTCTTCTAAATACAGCTTCTAACATTCTTAGTGTTGCTCTTTTTGTTTTGCTGTTTCCATGCTTCTCATTATGGTCATCAACCTTCTTTTGCAATCCTTCTTTTACTGCACCTGATAAAGCCTTTTCATCTTCTTTGCTTTCTACATGATCTTGAAGAGCAAACTCTTTATCTTCTTCAGTCATTATTTGTTGGCGTTTTCTTTTTGACCAAGCAAAGCCTGAATCTCCACCCCATAACAACCACGCAATCTTTCCTGCACTTGGATAACCATCTTCACCTTGTCTAAAACCTTCTGCTTGTTTATCTACTTCATGCCTTTTAAAAAAGCTATACATTCTTTTGACTGTAGATATAGAAAGTTTTTCTTTTGATACTAATTGATTAGCACGAGCAACACCTACTAAAGTGCCACCCCTTTTAAACTTTTTTCTAAGTTCAAGCCCTCTCTTAGCTTCTTCTGCCATTTCACTGGTAGGAACTGTGTTGATGTCTGCTAATGCTTTCTCTTCTTGAAGTAGATAGTTAATCTCTTTATCAACCTCATCATCATTGTCATAGTCTTCTAAATCTTCTTCATTGACTGGGTTTTCAGGCTTATCAACACCCTCATCACTTATAGGGAATAGATTAGCTGATACATATAAGTCATCTGCACCTTCTACAGTTTCTAGTCCTATAATCTTTCTTGCTTCGTTTCTAGTCATAATACCTTCACGAACAGCAGATGTTACATTCTCGTAAGTTTTCTTTTTACGTTCTGCTAATGCAGGAATAGAATCTATATCAAATTCTAGTTGTAGCCTATCGTCAAACAAAGGCACTAACCATTCGTTTAAATCAGATGATATCTTTCTTAAATGTGGAATGATTGTCTCTTCATATAAAGCTAACCTTGCTTCTGCAACATTACTGTAAGTCTGTGAATCAGGAACACCTACTAATTGACTAGGCACTCCAAAGCATAAGGCTATATCTGTGGTAGCCATGTTTTTTAATCTATGGAAATCCATATCTTTAGGACTTAGACCCATCTCTTTCCAGTCAAAGTCTCCTTCTAATAACATAGGTCTACCTGCATTACCTGCACCACTAAACCTATTGTTAAGGTCTGTTAATAGTTGTTGTCTTTGTGATTCAGATAGATTTACAGCAAACCCTGCATCATCTTGTGGTTTAAAGATTACAGCACCACTTGGTCTTGCTCCATTTTGTAATAAATTGACATTATGTTTACTGGACATATTGAACTGGTCAACCTCAACAGCAGCAGCACTCATAGGACTTAACCCATAATAATCATCTAATGGATTCCATAGTTTGACATGCTTCAGTTCGCTAAAACCATTTTCTTGGTCAACCATATAAGTTTTTTGAATACTACCACCAATCACATATTCATATTTTTCAGGAATAGGATTACCACTACCTTTAATATTGATTCTGTCAGGTCTTAATAAATGTAATTCTTTAGGTTTACCTAAATCACTTCCTACTTTAAGGATATAAGCATTACCACTAAGCAACACATAACCGAAAAGGCTGTTAAAAAACTCTGTGTAGGATTGTAGAGGATTGGGTCTGTTAAGTAGGTCAATAAGTGGGTGTTGTTCAATTATCTGATCTCCTGCTTTTAAAACAAAAGGTACAGCACTTGCACCCTTTGATATTTCATTAACACACCTGTAGACAATAGCATTTTTTAGATAACCCTCTTTTGCTAAGTCTTGGTATTTGTAAGTCTTGGCTTCTTCAGTTCCGACCCCGAAGTAACCCATCATGTTTGAATTTTTTTGTTCTACAGGTTTATTATTAAATAACCTTTGAAAAAATGTTTGTTGTGCCATCAGCTTATTCTCCAGTTTACTTGTCCTTTAGACTTGCTCAATTCGGTTAATCCCCATACTAAAGCATCTAATCTATCAGGTGAACTATTTGTTTCGCCAGTATAACTGCACATTTGCTGTTCTAACTCTGAAAACACATCCATGTGATGCACTCTCCTTTGTTCATACAAAGCTGCGATTGGTTCTGCTCTTAGAATCTTACCTCTTGTTGCTCTTACACTTCTATAAGAAACATTGTTGTCTATATTCCTAATAAGCCTTTCTACCAAATCGCCACCATTGTTCACTTCAGCTACTAT